ATGATAATCTGCTAAGTTAGGTGTTTCGGACTTTCCTATTTCATCCATCTTCAAAGCAATACCTGCTGCTTGTTCTTCTAAAAATTTGTTTACTGTTTTATTCATAGTTGTTATATTAATTCAAAATCGTTATTCTTAAAATCTTCGTAATCTTCTGATACGTTATCTTTGATTCTTTCTTTACAATACTTCAATGTGTGAAATATAGAAGTCGTTGAAATGTGTGTACGTTCTGCAATATCCCTGATTGAATCTCCTGACTTTGCATATAGCTTGAATAACATCTTATCAAACCATTCCCAGCTATCTATTTCTTTGTCAATCTTACTTAACATTCTTGAATAAGCTACTGATTCTTCTAATTCACAAACGTATTCCACTTCAAAACCGTTTCCAATTCTAACTTTATCTATCTTATTGCGTTCTTTTATTGCTGAAATAAAAATAGATCGTAAAGTAAACCAAATATAAGACTTATTGACTTGACCATTTTTGACAATCTTTTCTTCTGTAGTATATTTAAGTAGTTTTATGTACATCTCTTGAACTATATCTTCACAGTATTCAACTTCTCCCCATCCTTTGACAATGGATACCCATTCTTTATGATGTTTAGCAATATGTTTTAGCCAATCTGCGCTCATAATAGACGTTAATTTTCTGTAAAGATATAAAATAAAATGAATAATACAAAAATAAAAATAAAAATAATTATTCTAGTCCTTTGTAAAGTTTGTTTATTATGTAAATGTATATTAAATTTCTCATAATTCAAATTCTTTTAAGTATAAATCAATCACTCTTTTTGTCTTCTCTAAGTCTTCTCGGAATTGTCCTTTCTTTCTGCATCTTACAATACGTTTCAAAATATCAAATTCATACGCATTTAGTTCGTGTTGTTTAGCGAATAGGTAAAGACTTCCATTCGTGTTATTGTAGTGCTGGTCTTTTGATTCAAGTACAGGAGTAAACATCTCTATTATTTCAGTAAATTTAAAACACCATAAATAACTTTTATCTAAAACAACATCAATATAACTACCATCAATGTTTACAATTTCATACTCTTTATTAAACTGAATATATTTATACGATTCAGCTTCAGGATTCAATCCACCTTTGTATCTTACTTTATCTCCTACTTTCATAACCTTGTATATTTATCAACTATTACTGTAATTATTATCAATCCAATGGCTATTACACCTATTGTTATTTCTCTGCTCATCTTATCTATTTGTTTGTGTTAACACTATGATACATCTTTTAACTTCGCTTTATATTCCAAAAGTAGTGATTTAAGTTCAATCTTCGTGAATTTTCTTGTTAAATATGCTTTTTCACGTAGAATCATAAATTCATCTTTACCTATGTATTTCTCCAAGTTAATGCCATACTCAATTAGATTGCCTGATAATTGTACATTACACTTGTAACAACAACTAAAAACGTTATTCTCATCAAATCGTACATTATAATGGTTATTAGCATTATAGTAATGTGATGCGTGAACTACTCCGTTTATCTTTTTACCACACGAGAAACAAGGTTTACCCTCATCTCTTTGCCGAATGAACTTATTAAACACCTGTTGCGTCATCTTCAAATAGTCTTGCAACGTTAACAAATCTTCTTTCTGCTTAATCTTCTTTTCTTTCTTTATACTGGCTAAATTCTTTAATGCTTCAGCAGTTTTTAAACATACTTCACATCTATTAGTTGATAAAGTTGAATTAAACTTTTTGATAGGCTCAAATGATTCTTTACAATCCTTACAATATTTCATCTTCTTGTTGTTTAATTAGTTGCTTCTTCAGTCTTAAATTTTCTAAATGCAAACTTGAATTAATGTTATACTGTTGTTCAATCGCTTTAGATAATGTTTTAATCGTTTCTAATACACTTTCTAATGCTTTTGCTTCACTTAGTATGTTTTGCTTTTTTTCTTCGCTTAAATGCAATGATTTAGAACGAAACAATAAACGATTAATTGATATGCTTAAATCAATTCTTGCTAGTTGTATTTGTAATTCATTCATAATACGTTTTTTCCTTCGTTTAAAAATTGTGTTCCGTTCTGTAATTTAAACATAACTGGCTCAGCTGCGAATGTAGGCTTACCACCAGTTTCAGTTTCTTTAACTTTCTTGATATGAACTTCTGTAAACATCCAAAAGTTAGTATGCATTGGATATCTATGAATAACAATGAAATCATCTGCACGATTACCCCACTTACCACCACCTTCAGCATCCGCCATATTAGGTGCTTGTGGCATACCTTCATAATCACCTGCTTTGTGCGTTTTACGCAGTGCTTCAGTTGCTGCGTGAATACACATATAGATTGAAGTATTCGTTTTTTTCGCAAACAAACGAAGTTTAGTAGCCATTTCATAATCTAAATCGTGTGCATTAGCAAACTTTGGCTTTAAGAATGAATTGTGTGGATCAATCATCAAAGTATCATAATCACCTAACACTTGTACTTCTTTCATAAATTCTTCAATAGTCCAAGCCTTTTGAGCATCTATAAAATCAAAATGCGATTCAATAAAGTTTTTGCAGTTTTCTAGTTGTTTAGGTAACATATCTTTAATCTTGCATCCAGCATATAATTCAATCAAATTTCTTTTCAATCCGTTAACACTATTCTCAGCTGAATAAATTAGATGTTTAAGATTATGCTTTTTAGCCAAACAAAGCAAGTACCATAGCACCCAATACGTTTTACCTACATTTGCGTGTCCTAAAACAATATTGAATGAAGCACGTTTGAATCGTAGATTAACATCTAAATCAATACCTAATCCTAAACCCAAAGGAATCTTATCTAACCTAGACAATTCTAAAAATTCATCGCTACTTCTATGATTAACTATCATTTCTTTTTTGTTTTTATATGAAAGCCATTTACATCAATTTCATTACCCCATTGGTCGGTTGAAATTACATCCGCTTTTGTATTTATTACATTATCATTAACATTATCATTTACAGTTATGTTTGTTATCGTTTGATATGCTTTGTTATCATTTGTTATACTTTGCCATCTTTTAGCCATTCCTTTCTTACCTGCTTCACTACGTTTACCCTTGATTTCATTGAACTTTATCAAATCACGCTTCAATTGTTGTTTGATAGGTGTAAATGCTAAATTAATAATAATATCTTCACTAATTGGATTTTCATCGTTAACGTAGGCAAAGATGAACTTAATTAGTTCACCTGCCTTTTCGTTAGATAATTGATTAAACAAAGCCTTTTGGTCTGCGTATAGGATAAATCCTTTCTTATCTTCTGCCATTATTGAATAGATTTATTGTTTTCATCCCAACCTTTTGTAAATTCAACCTCTGAAAATAAAGAAGCTAAACCTGTTATTTGCTTTAATCTAAGTAATTCATCTTTATCCATACCAATATGTTTTAAAATCCAACCATCTGACATACCAGATTCTAATAAATCAGAAACAATATTACTCATTAACTCAATTGAATGCGAACCTCTCGCTCTATTGTGTCGAATAGTTGAGGCCATTCTATTTGATTCATCCTTTTCAATTACAGCAATAGGCAAAAAACCACCTTCTCTTTCAAATATCCTTTCAGACATTCTCATTGTAGTGTACCTGTGATAGCCATCCACTATTTCATAAACATCCTCATCTGGAATGTAATAAGCCACTATAGGCATAGTATATCCATCTTCCCAAATAGAAGTTTCAAGTAGTTTCATTTCAGGTGGTGCAACTGCGTTAGGGTTGTAAGCGTTTGCTCTGATTCTATCAACATGTATTCTTAACACATTGTACACTGGACTTTTAAAATCTTTTGTTTCCATATAATTATTTTGTTTTTAGTTGTTTTTGTAATTTAGAATATTTTTCTAATCCTTTTGTTTTTAATAAATTGTTATCCTGACTTCTAGAGCAACTCATATAAGTTAATCCAAAGTCATTTTTCATTATAGTTATACATACGGCTTTCCAATTTGGGCAATGTCTAAATGGTGTAGCGTTATCAATATTTATTTCATCTGCCCATTTGCCTTTTATTCTTATTATTTCATAAACATCTTGTTTTTTACATAGCTTACTAATTTCGCCTGTTCTTTCAATTTCAACACCATGGTCTATGATTGCCTGAATTACTCTAGGATTCCTACCGTAACCCTTTATACGCCACGACTCCATATATCGGTCTAAGTGATATTCAAACTTTTTTTTTACCTTTTCAGGTAGTGTTGACATTAAAAACTCTGCGTATTCCTTCCATGTAAAATGCTTTGGTTTGCTTATGTTTCTCCAAGCCATAGCTGAAGTGCCACCGTATATACCTCCAAAGTTACAACCGTTAACCCTGCCTACCATTTTACCCCAATTGTTAGGGTCAATTACTTTGTATAGTTTTAATGATTCTTGCCCTGATAAATGGAAAGGAGAAGCAACCCTCATTTGGTCTATCGTTAATCCTGCTTGATAATAAAGGTCGTATATCTTATTATAATCCCAATTGTATTTATAGTTACCAACCCAAATATCTGTTGTTTTCCAATCAAAAATAGGATAGAAATTTATTGTATTCTTATCTACTATCTTTGAATAATTCAATCCTTTGTGCATGTGTTTACGATGTTGGGATGTAAATATACCTCTTCTGGTTAAACTTTCATCTGCTCTAATTCCGATTAAAACTGCAGTCTTACCATACTTTGCACCGAACCATTTACTGAAATGTATTCTAGCATCAAACCCTTTTGTACCTTTAACGAACTCATAAGGACAATTATCCTCATTAACAACGTATTCATATTTAGGCATATCTCTAACCCAAATATCTTTTTTGTCTTTATCCCAAGGTATCCATCTAGGCTCGTACATTGAAACAGAACAAGCAGCAGAAATAGGAAGGCATAACCAATATTTTCTTTCTAAGTCTAAATACTCAAACATACGTTCTGCATATTCATCTGTATATTTATATCCTGCTTCATAGTCTTCATAGTAAACGGCTAATTTATGTAGTAGATTATTTTGTTTTGCATAGTCATAGGCTTGATTTAGCATTACACCAGAATCTTTACCACACGAAAAAGCAACTAAAACATTATCGAAATCTTCGAAAATTATTTTTAATCTTTCATTTGTCTTTTCAAAAACATTCATATTTTTAATTTTAATTGATTACTTTCTTTTATTACTCCTCTAGCTATTAATTCAGCTTTTTTAATATCTGAATACGCTTTACATTTTGGTCTGCTATATCCTAATAATTCTAAATGTTTATCATTCTTTAATATGGCTTTGCAAATTTGCTTATAACTAGGGGCTTTGTTTAGTTGCTCTAATCTTAATGGAACTTCATCTGGTATTCCATTTTTGTACCCTTTACTCTTCCAAGAATAAATATAGTTGGTTATCAATTCTTTCATTTTGTACGTTAAAAAGGTTAATAATTTCATCCGCTACTTTGTCGGCTGATTCCTGTTGTAAGGTTGTTAAGTTTGCCCAAGATTTTCTAGTTAGATATTCAGGGACTTGATGAAGATAGCAACAGGCTGCTTGTCCTAACCACGCTCTTCGGTTACAATTAATGTTTGTTAAGTTTATTAAAGATGAAACCTTCCAATTTTCAAGAACGTTCAAACAAACTAATTTAAATTGATTAGGATTAGATAATAACTTAACTGCATTTTCAATTAAGTACTCTTCATTTTTTACATTTAGGTTATACATGCCGTTTTGGTAATCTTCCCATAAAGTGTAATGTTTAAAAAATTGTTTCATAATATAATTTATTAAATAAAAAAGCCTTCATAATCCATAGGGGTTCGACTTCCTGCTTCATATAAAGGCTAATTAAAATTCCTTTCGTTACTTATTGTCGAACCGTAACGTATGCAAATATACAAAACTTATTCTAATAAATCAAAGTTAGCTGAAGGTGTTGCATTTAAATATAGCAACTGGTAACATTCTAATATAGCTTTATCGTACATAGTTAAAAAATTAAAGGGGAAAGGTTTTTATCCTTTACTGCTGGAACTCCAACACACCCCTAATTAATATTAGAACGGCAAATCGTTTGATTCAGATAGTTTACTACTTGTAGACTGCATTGTCATTCCTGTTGGTTTTGATTCCGTTCTTTCAACGAATTCAGCTTTCACAATGTTGCCGTCAGTCCAAGCTACTTTGCCGTTACCTACAAAATTCTTTTTAACTTTTGCTTCACGGTCTTCTTTTGATTGTTGAACAAAGATACTAGCATTGTTGCCATAGTCATCTTGTTTGTCGTTTACACTCATAGTGTACTTATCGTAACCACCTTGTGCATTTTTCATACTGAAATTAATTAAACTACTCATAACTTATTATTTAAATATTAATAAAGAAGCATTTGTTTTAATACGTTGCTTCCATTCCGTACTTTCTTTTTTATATTCTTGGCATAATACTCTGAATTTGCCAAACGTACTTTTGTCTTTTAATAGCTTTTTAGCCTTTACTTTACCTATTCCATATATACCTTTGATATTGTCGCTTACATCACCTGTTAACATCATTTCAAAGATAAGATTTTCAGCGTCTAATTTGCTTACTTCAACAAACCCTTTGCGCATTTTAATTTCTTTTCCGTATTGATTGAAAATGTAATTATCAAAACTATCTTTAATCTTCACCTGGTAATAGTCAAAATGTAAACCTTCAATTTGTCTTAAATCTTTATCAATTGAACATACAATATAATCATTTACATCTAATAATTGCGTAGAAAAATAGATTAAATCATCCGCTTCGTATTCATCTGAAGCAAAAGAATTGTCTAGGTAATCTAAAAGATAGGCACGAAGTTTATTAACCCACTTGTTTCTTTTACCTTTACGATTTGCTTTGTATTCAGAATCTATTGCATATCTAAAATTCTTTTTACACGTTGTAAAGAAGTATTTAACCTCTTCGATTTGTTCACGTTCTTCTATTTCGTTAAATATATCAAAGGCTATTTTTTCAAAGCGTTCAAATCCTAAAGATAAAATCTTTTCTTCTATTGCAAATCTACTTTCTCCATTTTGTAGCAACTCTCGAATTTCTCCGAAAGTTACTACCTTATAAATGGCTTGATAGATTAAAGAATCAGCATCGAATAAAACTACTTTACTCATAATAATTTTATTGCTGCTTTTTGTAACTCAGTTAATTCAAATTGATTCAAGTCTGAAACTTTAGCTTTGCCATCTTGAATAGCAATTAATGCTTTCTCAAATCGTTCTTGTGGCATTGTAGGCTTTTTATTAACGTGCTTACTAACATCATTTGCATCATCATCTTGCATAGAAAGACTCAAAAGTGATTGCAATGAGTACCTCCTAAAGTAAGAAATTTGCCCTCCCAATTTTTGTGGGTCATTAATATCTATAAGTTTAATCTCAGATATAAACTCCTCACCCGTTTCAATGTCAATCACTATACTTTGAACACACCCATCTGCAATAGGTTGTAATAGAAGTAAATTGTATTTATGTAGTATCGGTTCAACTACATCTAAAATAGTGTTTAAATCAGCATACTTTGATTTAAAGAAAGGATTGTCAGCAGACTTGTTAATCTTACCAATTTCTTGTTTAGCTAAATGTAGCTTAAAATAAATTCCGTTTGGCTTTGGAATTGCGTCTTCAAAAGAAATAGATTGTTTCTCTTGTAATTCTCCTTTGATGTCAAAGGCTTTTGTTTCGTTTTTCATCTTGTTTTATTTTTAGATTGTTTACAAATATACTACTTTTTAACTAATATATGACTAATTGTCGATATTTTTTCTTTGTTTCTGCTATCATATTCGTAAATAGTGGCAGTCATTGGATATAATTTATTCAAAATCCACTCATCAAAGTTGGCTAATACAATACTTTCAGCTACTTTATCAATCTTCTTTTTGTTTATGTGATGGAGAGCAGCATCGTGATTCTTTAAATTAATTACTTTGGCAATGTCTTCGTAAATCATTCCTTTTTTTCTAAGCAATTTCGCTGCATTAGTCTTCATTTGTTGATAGAATAAACCACGATATTTGAACTTGAAATAATCTTGAATGTCTAATTCTG